AATTTGTTACTTTGTAAATTTTATCATCAACATTAGTGCGAGTAATATCTAACCAAAAACTATATGGGGGTTGATTTTGATTTTTCTTAAATTCTTCTTTTGTAATAGATACTTTTGTTGAATCAGTATCTTCACCACCACCACCTTTAGCTTGGGTTTGATATTCTATTTTATAAGTACCATCATTCATACCTTTTAAAGGTGTGTTTTTAAGGTCTTCTAAAACACTATTAAGTTCTTCTTTAATTAATTGTCTTAAAATATTTAATTTCATGATTTATGTATTTTCAACTTTAGAGTTCCTGTTCCTTTTATTACACGATGCCATTCGTGTCTTGGAATAAATATACGTTCTTTTAATGAGGTAGGCAAGCTATTATCTAATTGAAGTTGCCAATCTGTTTCATTTAGAATTTCAACTGTTCGGTCTTCATCATCACGATGCCACATAAGTTCTATTGGGTCTATATTTTCGTTGAATTCACGAATAATATATTTGTCAGTAACTTTTATGTCAGTGTATGGTTTCATTCTCCTTTAGGTAGGAACCAATTTGAACACCATTTTGAAGGATCTTTAATTTGATTTCCTTCATTATCTACTAATTCAGCAGTACCCATATATTCTTGATAATATGAATTACCACACATATGTTTTTCGTTTTCTACATAGTAGAATTTACAAACATGACAACCGAACCCTACAGGTGAATACATGTAAGCGGGAGATTTCTCTGATTGGTTTGCTTCTTTAAGGATGTCTATTAATTTCATTTTGTCTTACCCCATTTAGTACCTTTACCAGGTGTTTTACATTGTGCTGCTGTAGGACGACATGAAGGGTATTTTGAACGTTTTTCACCTTCTTCTCTACCACATGATTTATATCCTGTTACTTTACCATCTTTTCTTATTGGTGCATTACAATCAACCCAACCACCTTTTTTACCAGGTTCACCTTTACGTGAAAACCAAGTGCGAAGAGTTTCTTTAACTTTTTCTTGAATTTGTTCTTCTGTAACTTTAGCAAATCCAGATCCATAAGGAGCAGCTTTACCTGATTGTGGGTCATCTGTTTCTTTGATACCTTTCCAAATATCTCCTTTACGACATCTAACTACAGCACCTGATTTATAAGCGGAAGGTTTATCAAATTTGCGATCAGCAATGCGTAAGCATCTATCGCGTTTCGATTTTTCCTCTTGTAGGACTTCTTGTATTATTTTATCCAATCTATTCATTACCAGAATCCTGAAAATGATGATTTTAAACCAAGTAATTTAGCATATCGTGGTAAACGACATGACCAATAAGATGCTTTGGTTTTATCTTTTTTGTTTTTGCAATCGTGACGTGCAGCAAATGCTCTACGTGCCTCTGGGTTATTTATTTTAGCTGATAATCCAGATGTGTCTCCAAAACTAACTTTTTTAATTTTTTTAGTTTTAGGGTTTTTTACGTAAACATAGAATTTTTTAGATCCTCCACGTTTTGGTTTTCCAAGTGGTGGATTTTTCTTCTTATCTTCTGCTTCTTCAAGTTCCTCGTTTTCAAGTAAAAGTAGATCTAAAGGTACTTTAACACCTTCATATAAACCAAAGTTACCTAAATCAGTTTCCTCTAAAATTTCTTTATCATCGTCATTAACATGAATAATTTCACGTAAATATAATGAACGAGCTTCTGCCCATAGATTAAGGAAAGCTTGCGAACCATATCGGAACGTGTTTTCGGTAAGTGGGAGTTGTTTATCCACGTGGTATCGCAGATTTTCCGATAATATATCTTTTTTAACTAAACTTTCATTTAGTACAACACCTTCATTACCTACATTATCACAACTGTGGCAACCACAATTGCAACTGTCTTTTTTTGGTGGGGTAGATAATATCTCTTTAATAAGGGATCTTAGACGTTCCATATTAGTTTATATTAAATTTCTTTTTCCAAATTGGGTTAATAACCCATTCTTCTTCTTCTTTAATAAAACAAGCCGAATTACCTCCAGCACCATATCCTCGAATATGTAATCCCATATCTTCTTTCAAATCAGATATTGGTTTTAAAAGTTTTATTAGATCTGCTATAGTTTCAGGTACATCTCCTTTAAAGTAACAATTTGCTGTTGCTGGGGAATCTTCTCCGAATTTTTTTGCTCCAGAAAGAGCTTCTTGTTCTTGTGGATAGTCTAATTTGACTGAATTGTATGGTTTTGTTTTCACGAACCAATGCATATATGGGCTTTTTACACCTATTTGTCCTTTATTCAGTTTAGTAACTACATCCGTTATAATAGACTTAGCATCACTATCACCTAATATTTGTTCAAATCTATCAGGTTTCATCCAGTTTTCAACAAATGTAGCATTAGCGGCTTTTAAGCTTATTTTTAAATCCTTTCCAAATGATGCAATAGGTTTATCTAATTGAACATATACATCCGTTTTTGGATTACCAGGACCTTTGTAAGGTGGAGCACCTACTTTTAGTATTTTATATGTTTTTCCGTCATATTCAAAATCATAATCCGGTCCAGAATCATTTACAAATAATTGTGTAATTTCTTCTTCTTGACCATGTCCTGCTTTGAACGGAATGAAAACGTCTTCTCGGTTTTTATCACTTAAATCAACTTGTACAAATCCAACTTGTTTTCCTGTTGGTTTAAGTATGTCTTTAAGTTTAATATAATATTCTTTACCTTGATATTCTATTTTAGTAACATACGAGCCTGATATTTTGATTAGGTCATTTTCACTTCTATCTAAGATTTTAAAATTTTCACCTTTTTGAATTTGTGCAGAAGGTTGTTTTGAATCAATATCAAATAAAGAAGCATCATTATCTGCTTCAAATTCAGATTCAGATGCTTTAGGATTTAATTCTACATATTTGTAAAATGCTCCTGTTGGTTTAGCATAATTTGTAGTTCCACCAGCTAAATTGGCTTCGCTCATATCAATACCTAATTTCTTTAACTCATTTTCTAAAATCAAAATATCCTGCTCATTTTTCATGTCAGGATATCCTTTTGGGAATTTGTAAGATACGCTACGTATAAATTGTTCTAAAATATCCATTATGCTGGTGTTTCTTCTGGTGTTTCTGGAGTTTCTGATGGAGTTTCACCTGGTAGAGAAGTATCTAGATCTCCAGGAGCTAAATCACCTTCACCCGCTTTTTCATCTTTAACTCCATATCTTAATATATTGGAAATTGATTGTGCGGCACGTTCTTCTTCAGGTAAATTTAATAGGTAATATTTTTTACCTTCTACTTGAGCAATCCAACTACGTTTACCATAAATTAAGTAAAAGTTTTGGTCGTTTTTCAAGTTGATTCTGAATGTAGTAGGGCGAGGAGCAACCCAATCAATTGAAGCTAAAAAACTATCATATTCTGCAGTTAACAGATCAACTAAAACCTTTTTAAGTTCTGGGAATTTAGTTAACTCATCATATTGTATAGCTTCTTCAGGTGTAATCGTTTGGTTCGAATACACTTGTTTAACCAATACTCTAAGTTTGTTTTTTAGTTCGTCGCGATTCATTATTTATTTTTAAGTTTAGCTAAAACAGCTTCTTTAATTTTATCTTTAAAAGGCATACCTTTTTTTCTAGATTTTTCAGGTGTCATTTCTTCACCAATAGCACCTTCTTCAGAAGCTACACCAACCATAGCATCAATTTTAGGTTCTTCAAGTTCAAATTCAAGATAATGTTTTGCTGAAGATATCATATTTCTAGCAGTAGTAATTTTTGCTTGCCACCAACCTGGGAAATCAACTTCTTGTTCACCTTCAAATTGATCAACCATTTTATAAAGTTCCATAGCATACTTACCAATTTGAGCAAGTTCTGCTTTAATCATATGTGGTTCATTATCTTGATGACCTAAATCAAGGTCTTCTTCTAATTCAACACCACGTGCTTTTAAAATATCAGCTTTAGTTACTTTACCATCTCCAGTCAAATCAGGGAATGATTTTTTCTTTTCGTCTAACGGTTTAGATAAAGCGGCTTTAACCATTTCTTTCAATTTAACGTCTTCCATTGTTTCTTTAGTTTTATTAGCTGCTTTTTGTTTTACTTGATTAACAGCAGTGGAATAAGCTATTCGCTCTCCCTCTGTATCGTATTTTGCCTTTAAATAATCTCTTCGAGAATTAACGATAGATTGAAATTTGTCGTAAATTTCTTTTGATTCTTCATCTGAAAATGCCTCGTGTAGTTTCATTGTTAAGCTTTATCTTCAGCAGTTGAAGTTTTTTTAAATTCAGCTGCTAATTTTTTAATTGAGTTAGCTGCGCTGCGAGCGCGACCACGAGCTGCTTTAGATGTTTTACCATGTTCAGCCTCTAATGTAGCTAATTCTTCTTTAATTGCGTTTAAAATTTCTGTTGTGTTCATAGATTTGATTTATTATAGATTTGATTATTGCTCACCTCCACCGATATACTCGCTAACGAAGAATTTCAGTGTATTTCCTACTTGTGTTTCAAGTTTTTCGTTTTGCATTCCTTTTGCAATCTGGAATGCTTTCATTAAATGGTCCATAAGATCTGCTTCTGTACCTTTCATATCTGCTGCTAAGTCCTCAATACCACCGTCCGCAACAGGTGCTTCTTCAGCAGGCATTTCGTCTTCTACAGATACATCTTCGATTTCAGTATCAGTTACTTCAACGTCTTCAACATCTTCTTCTTTATCTTTTTTCTTAGCTTCTTCTAATTCTTCATCTTCTTCAGATAAAAAACCATAATTATCAGCTGATTTGTTGATATCTAGATCTAATTCAGCTAAGATATATTCACGAATTTTTTCTTTCGTAGATGAATTTTTATCATCTTTCATATCTTTTTCTAAAGCATCAATATGCTCTGCATCATCTGCTTCAGCATCTGCTTCAGCATCTTTGTAATATCTGTTTTCTAAGACTTTACTTTCTTTCAAGAATTTTTTAAGGTCAAAATTGTCTGCCATTTTATTATAAATATTAATTATTTTTTCTTAGTGTTTGTTGCGTATAAATATTCGGAAAGTAGTGTTCCTATAACTCCTGCTTTCTGTCTGATGAGAATCCATTCATCTCTAGTGATTTTATGAGATTCTTTAAACGATATATTTAATACACCTATTAAATGGTCATCTAAACTATATAAACCTACAGCACACATTGATTTAGTTCCAAATTGAGTAGTCATATATTCTAAACCGTAAGTATCTTCAGCTGTAGATACATCATCTACTGCAATTTCTTGATCCTGGTATACTTTAGATAGTACTCTAGGGAATAAAGATACAGGTATATTTTGGAATGTATGTAATAATGGGGGTAAATTTGGGGTAGATTTCTCATAGAATATAGAGAACTTCTGGATTGATTTTCCTGTAGGGTAGAAATGGCCTCCATTATGAAATTGAGCTATCCATACTCTATCACATTCTAATTCAGTTAAAATATTTTCTATTTGATTATCAATTATAGAAGAGGCATCAAGTGCCTCACGCATTGGAGTTTTATCAGCTTTCTTCTCCATTTTTAATCGAGCCCAATTTACTATAATAGGACCAATTATAGCGGTTATAAGTGCTACCAATATGGTAGTGACAACAGTTATCATTTTTTAAGTGAATTTAAATGTTTTACAATTTCCTCTAGAGCATTACTAGCACGCTCTTTATCTATTCCACCAACCCATTTTTGTACTTCACCACTTTCAGAAACGTATCCTTCTTTACCTTCTGAAAGAATACTTTCAAAATAACTTTTATATTCTTGTATCTGCTGATCTATCTCGGCATTGAATGTTTCATTAATATGTGATTGCCATTCACCTGATAGTTTCATTCTGGTTTCAGTAACTGTTCTACAGTCTAAACATTCACCAAATGATTTATAATAGAATGGATCTAATTGTTTATCCATTACCTGTTTACAATTTGGACAAAATAATGGAACTGCTACTTTTTTGAATTTATCTAATTTAGTAACGTTTTCTTTAATACCATCTTTGATAGTCCAAGTTCTACCACCTTGTTCCCAAATATCTCCTTCTTTATGTTCTTCTTGAACTTCACCATTATAACCAATTCCCATAGTAGTACGACTACCATATTTACCTTTAACAAGGTTACGTAAACGTTCAACGTCTCTTTTTTGGAATTCTTTTTTTAAAACATTATCGGACATTATAACTTGTATTTGGTTTTAAGGATATCTAAAGTTTCAGGTGAAGAAGTGTGTAAAATTGCTTTACCACCACTTGATCTCCAAGCATCTGTATTTTTTTTCATATCATCTATTAATATACTTTTTGGACTAGCATACTTTGATTTTTGAGGAGCAGGTACAAATATTTCTTCACCTACACCACTAAGATTTTTTGCAATCCATTCTTTTTTACCTTGAATAGCTTCATTGTAATCCGGGTTAAGTTGTTGGTCTGATGGGAGACTAAAATCTACTGCGGGGGCTGAAAGGATATTTGGGTTATATTTTTGGATAGAATCCCAGAGTTTTTCTCCTCCAGGTTGCCATTTCAAATTTGCCCAAAAATCTTTTTCTTTAATATCTTTTTCTTTAAGTTTTTCTCTAAACAATTTCCAAAAGTAGGGTTTACCCATAGTATTAGCTTTTTGTGTGGATATGTCAGTTAGTTTTTTATATCCCTCATCAAAGTCACAAAGTACTCCATCCATATCACAATAAATAGTATAGGGTTTAATGGCCTCGTATAAATCTAGAAGATTTGGTGTTTTTTTCATATTAAAATTTAGGTAAATTTAATGCCTTTAATCTGCCTCTCCAAATATCTAGTATTTCTTCTTTTTCTTCAGATGTAATATCTTGAGCATCTAAATAAGAATTTATAACATCTCCAAACGAACGTTTTTCTTTTTTAGCACGTAAATACATTCCTTGCAAATTAGCATCTATTTCTTTTTCAAGTTTAAAATAAGCTGCTTTAGGAAGCATATCTGCATCAATCATATCTCTAATAAATTGATCATCAGACATTAATTTACCAGGATTTTCATTATATCCCTCACCATGTGTTAAATGTTCAATCTCGTGGCGAACAACATCTTTTAAATTCATAGAGATTTCACTCCAAAAACCAGGTAATTTTTTAGGGTCTACTTCAAATCTTACTTCAAGATATCCTGTTTCCGCATCTGCTCCACCATCTATACTAAGTTTTCCTAGTCCTGGGATAAATGAGATATTAGCATCTACATCTATAGATAAATCATCTGTTTCAAATGTTTGGTTGTATCTAGATGAATCAACATCATTTTCATAATCTTGTTTCCAATGATTAAAAATAGCAGAAGATATATCGTTTGTAATTTTATCGTAACGACCTTCGTTTAATGGTTTGGGAGTATTATCATGTCCACAGTCATGGCAAATATATAAATCCTTACCACCTGTTTCTATAGGCCAATCATGACCACATTTATCACAAATTACATCTGTATCTGTTATTACTTCGTTTAATGTATCTGTCCAGTTACGGAAAGTCATATTTCCTTTTTCGTATGCTTCTCTTTCAATTTCAGGTAAATCTCCATCCTCGTTTGTATCTTGAGTTTGAATATTACCTAATCTATCCTCTAAATTTTGCATATGATGAACCATTTCATGCGCATATGAACGCATAACATCCTTTGGATGACGATCCATAGTATAGAGTACTATAACGCGGTTATTCGGGTCGTAATACGCTGTTTTACCGAAGAAATCTCTAGCATTTTCAACATCATCATTTACAAATTTTACTTTAGGTAAAGGACGTATATTCATACCTTTATCTAACATATATTCTGTAAGTGATTTCATTAATATAGGATAATCATTTTCGCTGGGTTCAGCGTACATCTCATTTAAAGGAGACTTTGTTAAAATAGACCAAACTTTATCTTTTTCTTCATCTGAGAGTTCAGTAGGAAGATATGTTTGGAATCGATCTTTATCTCCTCCAATTAATGCAGCACGAGTATTTGTACCACTAATACGATCTTCACCTTCCGATTTGATAACAATAGGTTTAAAGTTATCATATTTCCCCTTCATACTATCAAAACGTTTTAAATCACCTAGATCCATTTCACCTCTTATCCCTACTACAGGATAAAACATAGTGTCAGGATTGTTTTTGATTAATGAACCAACGTCTGAAATAGGGGATGAATTATCTGCTAATTGTATTTCAACATTTGAAGGGAGATATTTTTTGTAAATATCCCATATTTCTTTACTTTCTTCTTTAGTTACACCATCTCGGGTTTTATGTCCTATAAAAACAATTACTTTATTTACTTCGGGGTGTTTTGCTACTTGGTCAACCAAATAAAAGTGGCCCATAGTAGGCGGTTTAAAACCACCAGGTACTAAAGCAATACCATCTTGGTTTGCTTCCAATAATGGTTGTATAAGCGATTTAACTAACGAATTCATTTATTTTCTTTTTGGCAGTATCTATTGAATCAAATTCAGGTAATTTATTAACCATAGATTCAATATCTTTATTTAATTGAGCTTTGTCAGCATCTGATTTTGCTTGTTCTTCAGGGGTTTTAGGTTTACCTATAGCTTTAGATGCTTGTACGTATGGTTTAAGTAAATCGGTATTAAATTCTTGTTTAGCATCTTTTGGATTATTGTTTAACAAGATAAAATTATTACCAAATGCTTGTTTGTATGTTTCAATATTTTTATTTACATCTCTCCAAGTACGCAATACGATCCCGGGCATTAAACTTCGTTCACGTTCTTGATTACGTGCAAGTGAAGTTAAGGGAGAAACATAGATCATTAACATCAATGTTTCATACCCTAAATCTTCTAGTTGTTGTTTTTTCTTTAAAACAGGTCCAGATGCAGCACCAGTTCCATCAATAACAATATTATTTTTATTTTCTATTGATTGAGCTAATTTATCTTGAGTAGTTTTTCTAGCTTGAGCTTGTAATTTAGATGCTTGAGATAATTGATCAGGGGTAAAATCCTTTTGTTTTAAACCAATCCCACTTGCTTTTAACAATTCTTCATATGTGTCATCTGAATTGATAACTGTAAATGAATTAGGGATAAGTTGGGAGGATATATAAGACTTACCGCTTCCCGCAGGACCCGCTAAAAATATAGCTTTAGGACTATCTTGTACTTCCTTTAACAATTGAACTAAACTTATCATAATTATACATATTACGCCTCTTTCCTAACGCTCGTTTTAAATTCGGTAAATACAGGAGCTTCGTTTGGATTTTCTAAATCAAATAAACGTTTTACTGTTTTAAAAATTTCAATGTTTTCCTCTTGTGAACGAGATGGTAAAATCATTTCCCACCCTTTACCTTGCATTTTGTCTTTAGATGCTTTACGTTTGTTTGATTTCAACCACAAAATACCTGTTTTATCAGGTTTAACACCAAAACATTCTTCATAACAATGAGCATAAACAGCCGCTTGTAATTCATAAGTTGTTTGGATATGGTTAGATGTTTTATGATCAATAATCCATAAATCGTTACCAATTCTACAAACTAAATCTGTAGTACCTGCTACTCTAAGAGTATCTGAGAATAAATGGATTTCTTGGTCAATTAATTCAGGTTTATGAGTTTCCCAAAAATCAACAAAACGTAAGAACATTTGCCAAATACTTGGATCATATTGTGGATAACCAGCTGTATTTAAAAAGTTCATTTCTTTACCCTCTAAATACTCTTCAATCATTTCATGTACTTGAGTTCCATCTGTTGCTGCTTTTCTAACAATATAGTCAGCAGAACGACCCATGTTTTTAAGCCATTCCTCAAAGTGTTTACCTTTTGGATAAGAACCCAAAACGTGTGTAATTGAAGGATAATATTCTCCATTTCGTCTGTAGTATCTAGAATCTGGAAGAGTGATTTGTTTAGCATCTTCCGAAATTTCAAGGATACGATTGTTGACTACTTTTACATTTCGTTTTTTCATATTATAGACAATTTTTTCTCCATTAACTTATACTGTGTTAATGGTTGTGTATTTTGGATTAGTTTTGTGAAATGTTCAAATCCCATTTCACTTGGGTCTTTCCCTTGCAATTCAACCAAATAAATTTCTTTACCAACGTCTAATAATTGTTCACAAAATTTAAGTGCTTGTTTAACAGCATCGTTATCCAATGCAATGTATATTTTTTGTACTTTAGATTCTACTAGTTTTTTCATTAAACTAGATTGTATATTTTTACCAAATAATGGTACAGCATTTCGTTTTATAGCCATAGCATCAAAAGGACCTTCACATAATATAATTGGTAAATCCCAATTAATAAACAACTCAAATGGTATAATATCGCGAGACGTTTCAGGGTTGCGGTACTTGGTGTAAGGATCTTTCTCGAATGATCTCGCGGTGTAATAATTTAATTTACCGTTAGCATCATATGAGGGTATAACTATCATTTTAGCATATTGACCTGAATCACAATATCCTATATTATATTTAAGAATATCTTGTTTGGTAATATCTCTGTTTTTAAGATAAGTAAGAGCATGTTTTGCTATAATATCTTTGTTGTTGAGGAATGTTTTAAATTCTTTGGGTAATTCGAGTATAGAATGTTTTATTTCACCTATATCATCACGAGATACATTTTTAACTAATTTGCTTAGTTCATGAAAATAACTAGAATCAACTTCAACTTGTTTGAATAAACTTCTTATGGTTTTACCTTTCTTACCACAAGCCCAACAAGCCCATTGATTAATTCCTTCTTTATTTTCCGTAAAATTAACTTCTAATTTGGGTTTATGGTGATGGCAGAACGGGCAAGAATAGGATTGATTACCTCTTGCTGTGCGTTTTCCGGTTCCTAAAACCCCATTTACTAAATTAACTAATAATTCGTTTACCATAGGGCTCAAGATATGAACCTAGTCTTGGGAAGCAAAGTCTCTTGTGAAGAATTTGCCTAAAATGTTATCGTTGAAATAAAGAGTAGGATGTTCGAGAACTCCGTGTTCAAATAAGTACTTACATTCGTAATAAGTGAGTAATTTTTTACTACTAACAAATTGTAAAATTTCGCGACTAAATTCATCATGTTTTTTTTCTTTAAGTAAACTTAAAATAGGTTTAGCGGAACCATAATATGTCTTCCAATCAGATTCTTTAGTTACTATTTTAGTAGATGATTTTCTACCTCTTGTAGTTGGTAAAGCTTCTAATTCTTTTTTACCTAATTTTTTCTTTGAATTATGGTATAAAGACTTTTTACCTATATAAGTTATGTTTTCAGGAATATACGTAACTTTATAGATGAATCCAAATGTTCCTTCAGGAAAATCTTCGATTGTATTTATTTCTTTATTTTTATATAACCAATTTGACATGAATTTATGAATCTAAATTTATTAATATACTTGTGTCTGTGACAGCAGATAGTGGGAGTGGTTGAGCAAGTTTTGCTACCGCTAATAAATTATAGGCATTGTCATATAACCCAACTGTTGTAGCATAAGGTGTAAAGAAAGAACCTGTTGCAAAATCATATAAAACTCCACTATTTGAACTACCTGAAATTTGTGTTGGGTTGTTTGAGAAATTAAATTCATTTTCTCTAATGGTACATTTATATTGGGTTTCATAAATGTTAAATGATGAAGAGAATGAACAAGTGATATTTGAACCCGTCATAAGACCACTTATAAGATTGGCTGTATTTATACCATAAATAGCATTTCCATAAGAACCACTTCCATAAGGACCAACATAAGATGTTCCATTACTTGTGATTATTATAATACCATGTTCATATATTACATCTCCAAATTTTAGAGAGTTAAATATCATACTACCTTCACCATCATCTTGAAGAGTAATATTACCATTAGAAATAACTACAGAACCAGGTTTTAAATATTCTCCCCATAAATTAGATGGAATAGAAAATACTCCTATAGTTTCATTAGATCCGGTAGGAAAATATCTATTAGCGGGGAGTGTATTGGTTAAGTAATTGTAATAATTTGGGGTATAGGCAGGTCCTGTTATAGTACCATCAGTATTAAATGATGCTGTTCCTGCTGGTGATCCATTAGGGGCTTCAAGATT